TCAGGATCCACTTTGATAAGCTGTGAGCAGTTAGGAAGAAAGTGCTTCATGATAGAACTTGATCCAAAGTATGTTGATGTAATTATTGCTCGTTGGGAAGCCTTAACAGGAGAAACAGCAATAAAGTTAATAGATGGAATAGAAATGGAGGCGAAGAAAGATGATAGAAAAAGTAAATCCAAGTCATCCTGATAAAATAGCCGATAGGATAGCAGGAGCAATAGTAGACTTGGCATATACCAAAGCACATGATCCGAAAGTAGCAGTGGAAGTTTTAGTAGGACATGGAACATGCCATATTATCATAGAAACATCAGAACGATTTACTAGCCATGAAATAGATAATATCGTAAAAAGGATAGCAGGTAATGTGAATTTATACTTACAGGTAGTAAAACAAGATGAGCATTTATCCAAAAATCAAAAAGGAAAGATTAGGTGTGGAGATAATGGCATATTCAAAGGTGTTCCATTAACAGAAGAAGAGATAAAATTATCAAGTTATGCTAAAGACATTTATGCAAAGAATCCATTTGATGGAAAATACATTCTGGATGGTGATAGACTGATAATATGCCAAAGCAATGCAGAAGAGGAAGACATTCTCGAAGATTATCCACAGGCGATAGTAAATCCACTCGGATATTGGAGTGGAGGATTAGATGTAGATTCAGGAGCAACAAATAGAAAGTTAGGATCCGACATGGCACAATCAGTAACAGGTGGAGGATTACATGGCAAAGACTTATCAAAAGCAGATGTGTCTTTGAATATTTATGCTTTCAGAAAAGCTCAAGAATTAAATAGGACTGTTCAATTCAGCTGTGCAATAGGCGATGAAGTAATAGATGGAAAACCTTACAGCGAAATAGTAGAAGAAGCCAGAGAATACATTCGAAAGAAAGGTGGATTCGAGAAGTTCGCAGAATGGGGGCTATTTTAAATGAACAAAATGTCGTTAAATGAACAAGCCCAGGAAATACTTCGAATAGCAGAACAGCATGGAGTAGAACAGAACTTCTTCTTCCTAACGACATTTAAAAGATACCAAGTACAGCTTCAAATTCTAAACGACTTGGAGAAAACAATAAAAGAGGATGGAACATTGGTAACCAAAGAGTATGTCAAAGGCAGAAAGAATGTTTATTCACACCCAGCAATAGCTGATTACAACAGAACGACAGATAGTGCCAACAAAACAGTTAGCACTTTAATGAAAATAATTATCTCATTAAGAAAAGATGATGTTACCGAAGAAGATGATCCACTGCTACAAATAATAGCAGGTGGAAGAGTTGAAAAATAAAGCATACCAATATGCCAAAGAAGTAATCGATGGAAAGATTTCAGCACCAAAGTATGTCATAAAACAATGCGAGAGATTTCTAGAGATAGCAGAAGATAAGAATCCTAAATACATGATAAACAGCTCAAAGGTTAAACAGATTGAATCAGTTCTCAAATTATTAATAATGCCAAAAGGATTGAAAGCAGGACAGACAATTTATGAATGCTCCTGTGGTTATCAATGGGTTTTTTACATTTCGATTCTTTGTATTGTTTATAGAGATAACCCAGAGAAGAGAAGATACGAAACAGCGATTCTGGAAATAGCAAGAAAGAACTTCAAGACTTATACGATAGCAACGATATTCATATTGTTGTTTTTATTAGAGCCAAAATATTCGAAGTTTTATTCAGTAGCTCCAGATGGATCACTTTCAAGAGAAGTAAAAAGTGCCATTGAAGAAACATTAAAATCAAGCCCTTTAATTTACATTCATAAAGAAAGTAAAAGATTCAAAATACTTCGAGATTACATTCAATTTAATTTAACCGAGAGCAGGTATTATCCACTTAATTATTCTTCAAGTAGGATGGATGGAAAACTACCGAATGTCTTTCTGGCTGATGAAGTTGGAGCACTTCCAAACCCTTATGCAATAGAATCCATGAGGTCAGGACAACTTAACATACTTAATAAGCTAGGCTGTATAATTTCAACTAAATATCCAACCTTTAACAATCCATTTGAAGATGAAATAGGATATGCCAAAAGAGTGCTTGATGGAATAGAAAACGATGAAACAGTATTCGCACTTTTATATGA